TTCTTCATCTTCTTCCAGTGAGTCATCCAGTTCAAGTTCTTCGTCAAGCTTATCTTCATCTTCCAGTGAATCTTCTTCTAGCTCAAGTAGCTCAGAATCATCCAGTAGCAGTTCTTCATCTTTATCATCCTCTAGTGAATCCTCCTCAAGTTCTTCGGAATCCTCATCCAGTAGTAGTAGTTCAGAATCATCTAGCTCATCCTCTTCATCTTCAAGCGAATCATCTTCTAGTTCTTCATCAAGTGAATCATCTAGTAGTAGCTCATCCTCTGAATCTTCATCCTCTAGCTCAAGTAGCTCCGAATCTTCAAGTTCTTCATCTTCCAGTGAGTCATCTAGTTCAAGCTCTTCATCTTCATCCTCTAGCTCTTCATTAAGTAGTAGTTCATCGTCAAGTTCATCAGAAAGTATATTCCCTATAATTGTGCCTGGAATAGATTCTCAAGAAATATTTGATTCTCCTTATGTATCTTATGATTGGACTCTTTATCTTACAGGAATAGATTCTCAAGAAGCATTTGGTTCCCCTAATTTGCCTCCTGAGCAGTTTGTTTCTCTTACAGGGATAGGTTCTCAAGAAGAATTCGGCTTTCTTGATTTAGTTTATACCCAAGATGTTGGTCCTGTAGGAATACCTTCAGGGGAATACTTTGGTCGGACTCAGATATTGCCGGGAACATCAGTAATAAATCTCTCAGGAGGTGGCATACCTTCTGCTGAAGCTTTTGGAACACCCTCATTTCCTAAAGCAATTCTTTTATATGGGATTCCATCCGAAGAAGCTTTTGGGACTCCTTTTATTGAAGGAATTCCAGCTAATTGGAGTTTAAAATACCTACCTCCTTATAATCAAGGGCAGGATCTATATAAAACTCTGGTTTGTCCCTGTATAGATTACATAATGCTTCAGGATTTTGTTACATGGAATGTTAAAGATGATCAGGATCTGCTTAACAAAGCCCATGAGATTCTTGTTTCTGGTGATGATGAAGCTCTTTTAGCCTACTTTAGAACTCTGATTAGTCCCATAGTAGGAACTTATCAGGTAATTAAGCTTGTAATAAGTTTTGCAGGGTATGGTGATCAGACTATCCTTTATTGGTATCAATACGGAGGGCAGGATTTCTATTTCAAGGTAGTGGCAGGAGTAATCGTGGGTTCTACCTATCCTTCAATAAAGGCTGGTAATCCTTTAGATGTTCAGAATCTTATTGCTATTTTGGATGCTTCTTATGAAGCGTTAACGAATCTTATCATAGAATATAAGAATGAAAGAAGCACACTTGAGGAATTAAAAATTGTTATTACTTTCTATATTGGTGGCCCTATTTATGGGGTTGTTTCCTTGCCTGGAGAAAAGATTGAGATTTATGATAAGTCTATTAGTGGACAGGTTTGGTTGGATGAACGTGGATCAGTATGGCAGATTCCTTCTGATTTTCCATGTGGTATATCTGATTCAATACCATTTGTTAATTTCCCATGTAATCATGCAATACCTATTCCACCTCCTCCACCAATTACACTTTGCCAAATTGCTTATGATCCTCTTAATAACGATGAAACTTCTTTTGCTCCAATTGGAATAGCTGTGGGGAATTTCTAATGAATAAAGTATTTGTTACAGGAATTTTTGGGAATACAGCAGTCAAAGTTTTTGATGAGGCTACTGGTAAATCCGTTTTTAGTTTTGGTGCACGTGGATCATATAGCTATGCTCCTGGTAGGTTTTATGCCCCTACTGGAATTGCTGTTAATGCTTCTCATATTTATGTTGCCGATAGTAATTATGGCCGTGTTCAAGCATTTGACCATACTGGTGTGTTCCAGTTTGATTTTGGTATTGGAATTCTTGATAGTCCTTATGGGATAGTAATTGATGATTCTTATGTCTATGTGTCCTGTCAATACAAAATTTCAGTTTTTAGCTTGTTAGGCGTGTTTCAATACTATATTTACAGTCATTTTGGAGGACTTGAAGATGGGTTGGTTGGTCAAGTAACGGTTACATCAGGGGGAACAAATTATAATATTGGGAATATATTACAGGTTGAGATTCCGAATGGTCAATACTATTCTGTAGGTTATAATTCATTCAAACATGTTAGAGTTACAGGAGTAACGGCTCCTGGTGGTGGTGTTACTACTGTAGTACCATATTCTTATCCATCTTGGAGATACGCTTTCGATTTTATTGCAGGGCAAGATTATCCAACTGTTCGATTTACTGGATCAGGATCAGGCTGTACAGTTCATATCAATTCGTGCCAATTTAATGGTGGGTTTGGTATGTGGTCAGATGGTTCATATCTCTATATTAGTGATAGTATGGGTAGATGCCAAAAGATTGATAAGTCTGGAAGTTATCAGGGGGTTTTTACTAACACTTATGGAGTGGTTCCAGATTCCTCTGTTCTTACTGTTGGTATTAATAATGGTGGATTAGGTTATTCAGTTGATGATACTTTAACATTAATACAAGGAGGATCAGGTAGCAATTGTACATTAACTGTTGCTAAGACTACAGGAGGTGGGGTAGTTTCTAAAATACTTATACATAGTAGAGGAACAAATTATTCAGCAGCTAATGGGTTATCAACTAGTGGTGGTTCTGGTGGTGGTTGCACAATTAATATCCTTTCCTGTTCATTAATGACTTATACTTCTGGTGGTGCGGTTGACGATAATAATGTATATATACAAGAAGCATTTTTTCATATTTCAAATTATGTTTATCAGTTTGCTGTATTTAATAAAAATACTTTTGCTTATCAATATACTATTGGTCCTAATAAGGGAACTCATAAAGGAGAATTTGCTCATCCTCAAATGTCTGTTATATATAATGGTTACCTTTATGTTACTGGTACGGACTTGCAAGTAGGAACTCAAAAATTGTCTATCCCTTCCGGTGCTTTTCACCGTAGGTATAAATGGCCTACTGAAGAATTTGATATTCCTTATGCCTTTTGTTTTACTCAGGCGGGAACTATGTTAATTGCTGATTATTCTTTGGATAGAATTACTGAAACTGATATAAGTGGGGGTGTTATTAGCTTGTGGCCTTTAGATAATAACATAGAAGGAGGAGGTCCTCCAACTTATAGTGCAGGATATGTAAATAGTGTAACAGGAGTTGTTCAAACTGCTACGAGGACTTATTTTGCAGAAGGTGGTAATAATCGAATTTCTGTTTATGACAACTTAGGAGTATTCCAATCTGCTTTTGGATCTGCAGGAAGTGGAAATGGTCAGTTTAGTTATCCTAATGGAATCGCTGTGGATTCAAGTAAAATATATGTGGCTGATTCAAATAATAATAGAGTGCAGGTATTTGATCTATCTGGAACATTTCTATTTAAATTTAATGGTAGCCTTGGTGCAGGAACCTTTAGTTTTCCAGCAGGAATAGCTGTCGATGCATCCTATATTTATGTAACTGATTCTTATAATAGTAGAGTCCAGATTTTTGATTTATCAGGAAATTATCAATTCTCTTTTGGATCTTATGGAACTGGTGATGGTCAATTTAGCACATGCTGGAAAATAGATGTCACTACTAATAAAATTTTTGTATCAGATTTAGATCTTAAAAAAATACAAGTATTTAATTCAAGTGGTAGCTTTATTTCAAAATTTGATGTTACTGCTGATGGTACTCTTGGCTCAGACATTAAATTTGATTCTCTACATTCCTGCATCCGTTTTACGATGTTACCATTTTAAATCTAAGGAGTGAATTATGCCTACACCTCAATTTTTCGCTATGATAACAGCCCAAGGGCTTGCGGAATTAGCTTACGCTATAGCCCACGCCTCACGGGTTTCTTTTACACAGGTTTTAGTTGGGGATGGTAATGGTTCTTACCATCAACCCGGGGGGGATATTACCCATTTTTCTGATAATGGGGCTGGTGGGACTAGAGTTACTGCTCCATTACAGGATCTTGTTGATGGAGAAGTGATTGATATTAGTGGGACTGCAAATTATGATTCTCTCCCAGGCCATTATACTGTTTTTAATTGTAATATAGGTGCTGGAACTTTTGACATTCCTGTAGTTTACACTTCGGATGACGCTATAGGACAGTGGAATAGGATTTCTTTAGTCCATCAAGTTTGGCCAACTTCAGGTCCAGGTGGGCCAATTAATGCTGTTTATGTCCATCCAGATCATGCTAACTGGATTGTCATTGAGGGGTATATTCCAGCAGCAGCGGGGGGATTTACCGTTAGAGAGGTAGCAATAGTTATTCCAGGAATATCTGGGGATATTTTATTTGCTGTTGGTAAAGTTCCTGAATCTGCAAAGCCGGTTCTAACTTCTGGATCAGGTAAGGATCTTTATTTCAGGATTATCTTAGTAACTTCTGCTACAGCTAATATTAATTTAGTGGTAGATCCTAACGTGGTTTTAGCTACCCAAACGTATGTCCAATTATTTGCTAAGTGGGCCACTGAAACTGAGAGATTAATAACAGGGGTTACTTTTGAACCTTCAGTGGGTCAAAATGATGCTGTCTATTTTAATTCAGTAACAAATAAATTTGGTCAAGCCATAGCTAATGGAACAGAAAAGCAAAATGTTATCGGCTTTGCCGATGTTGATCATTGTGGCATTATCAGAGGTGGGTATTTCCCATGGACAAGTTTTCTATTGAGTCCTGGTAAAGTTTATTATCTTTCAACATCCATTTTAGGTGGTATTCAAATTACCCCCCCAACCCAGTATACCGTGGTAATGGGGATTGCTTTAGCTACTACTGTCATGGATGTTTATGTAGATGATATTCTGAGTGCTTATGAAGATAGGGCTATGACTTTTGATAGCTTAGGGAATGTGGGATTCTTAGCCAATATCTCTGCCCAGAATGTCAATGTTATTAATGACCTTATCGCAGGGGCTTTGGTTCAATCTCCCCAGGTAAATGTCCTTAATCAATTGGGAGTAGGTTCTGAGGGTGGATTTCCTACTTTTCGTGTTGATAATTCTGGGAATGTTTATGTTACTGGGGGTGTAGATAGTATTTGGTGGTTGTATCATGGTGGAACACAAGTTTTAAGTATTGATACACTTAATAACCTTAATGTTTGGGGTAATCTTGTTGCTACTATTGATCTTGCTGTTAATCGGGATACTAGTATTCTTAGGAATTTACTTGTGGGTTCAGAAGGGGGATTTCCAGCTTTTCAAGTAACCAATTTAGGTGATATTAGAGTTACTGGTGGTGCAGATGGTATATGGGGTTTATTCTATCGAGGAAACCCTTTGATTTATATTCAGCCTGATCAGCATATTTGGTTTCAGGATATTGCAGAAGCAACCTACCGAGAAATGAAACAGACTTCTTGGCCTCATGGCATTGTTTGTGCTCTTCCTTCAGGTAAAATTGATCCAAGTTGGCTTCCTCCTGCTGTTCTTGCCCCGGATAAGTGTCGGATGTGGTTAAATGGAACTCAAATGATTGGATCACCTGCTGTAAAAGTTGCTTTAAACGCTACAGAAATTGATACTACAGGTATCCAGGCAGATGTGGCAAATAATAGGATAATTATACGTAAGAGTGGATTTTATATAGTTAATGGACAAGTGCATATTCCTTATGCTGGTAACGGTGTTTTGACAACTTATATAATTAAAGATGGTGGAATTATTGCACAAAGTGACTTTACTGTTTATACCTCTGGCGTTTTCTGGCCCCATACGGTGCCCGTGATTAGAACAATTTATTTGTATTCAGGTAGTCATATAGAGTTATGGTTTCAAAATACTCAAGGTAGTCCAGGTCAAGTAGATGGAGGGAATGGCAAAGTTTATTTGGAAGTTATTGGGATTCCATAATTGAGATAAAATCCGCATTTTTTCTGTAAAAGTAAGCCCTCAATGGTGTTACATTATAATAAGGGATAAAAATAAAAAATGAAGGGGAAGGTTTTATGCAAATTGTAAAGGTAAACTTGGGGAAGGACCATAATATCAATTTCTCAGGCGATTGGCATGAGGGTACACGCCTACAGGACAGAGGGGCTATTGATGCTACCATTGATGATGCCCTTAAATCAGGGTCTTTTTTCATCGGAATGGGGGATCTGGCTGAATCTATTGCCGTGGATGATAAAAGATATCAGAGGGAATTGCACAAAAGCAGTGTTGTTGAACAATATCAAGTGGTTAAAGAGTTAATTGAGAAAGTAAAGGATCAGACTATTCTTCATCTTATGGGGAATCATGACTGGACTTTATCCCGCAGATATGGAAACCAGCTTGAGGCTATTTGTAGCGATATAGGGGTAAAATTTGGGGATTATACCTCAGCTATTTGTGTCTATGCTGACCCCGAAAAGCCCATTTCTCCAAAGCATAACAATGACTTAGACGAAAAGTATTTCCTGTATAAAATTTATGTTACTCATGGATTTGGAACCATAACGTCCAGGATTGATTCAACAAGTGAGAGAATCCACAGCATGAATCGTGCCTTAAGACGAAAGTTATTTTTGAAAATGAGTGATTGCTTGGTTATGGCCATGGGGCATACTCATAGATTGGTGGTTATTCCACCCTCTTCCTCTCTGGATCTTTACATTGATCCAAGTGATCCACCAGGGCATCAAATTCATTCTCATTACACTGGATTGGCCCCAAGTGAGCATGGATACATCCCCCCTGAGGGACGTTGGTTTGTGAATACTGGGGGCTATCTCAAGATGCTGGGAGAGGGGGTAACAGGGTATGCCGAAGTTAAGGGATACGATCCCCTGGAAATCGGATTTCCTAAATTAATTTGCCGTGAAGGAAAGGTTTGTGGAATCAAAAGAATGGTTTTAGGATAACAGCCTTAGGAAACTGTATGGACACAATAAAGCTGTTAGAGGCTGTTTCGGCTGCTATGGTTCCATTGGCTACCTGTTTCCTAATGATTCCCAAAAGGTTTGGGTTTTGGATTCTTAATGTAGCTAATATTCTTTGTGCTATCGTGTTCGTTGATAAACACTTGTGGTATTATCTTCTACAAGTAATTGTTTTATTCGGGTTAAACTTTGTTGGAATCTACCTCTGGAAAAGAAGAAAAATTGGGTAGGAAAGGAGAGTTAATGAAGGTTGGGATAATAGGGAGTACGGGATATCAGGAGAAAATGGCTAAACATAAGGAAAAGTTAGAAAAATCAGGTTATGAAGTACGTTTGCCAATGTTTGATGGGCTTGATCCAAATACTCCTAATGTGGAGTATATAATTAATGTTTACAATAGGGAATTGATTGAGTGGGCTGATGAAATTCATCTTTTTTGGGATCAGAGATCGGCTGCTACTCTCTTTGATGCAGGAATGGTTTTTATGTTGAGAAAACCATTGGTTAATGTATTTCTTGAGACTAAATTATTTAGTAACTTTTTTAGGCAATATGAAATAGAAAGTCATGAAGGAAGAGAAAACTATAATGAGACAGATTAATGGAATAAAAAGATGTTCCAAAGGTAAGACTTACAAATCAATAGAGGAATTTAATAAAGATATGTCTACAGTTGATAGATTAAGAAGCTCTTGCAAAATTTGTTCTCATGAAAGGAATAAAAAATATTGGGAAAAGAATGGTGAAAATTTTAAGGAGAAAAACAATGAGAGAAGTAAAGAATACAGCAAGAAATTTATTAAAATATGTTTAGATCATTATGGTCATAAATGCTCTATACCAGAATGTGGAAGTGTTGAAAAATTATGTATTGACCATGTTGGTGGGAATGATGGTAAAAGCCCAGTAGGTGGAATGCCTTTTTGGAGATGGTTAATAAAGAATAATTTTCCTCCCGGATTTAGGACCCTTTGTATGAGGTGTAATTTAATTGATGGTTATTTGAGAAAACACCCTAATATTCCTATTAATGGGATTGACGACTTTTTATTAATTGTTAATAATCAAAAATACAGACAAAATGAAATGAATTCTGTTATAAATTTTCTTCAAGATTGGGAAAAGATAAGTGAAATTTCTATGGGAGGTGGCTATGGCATTTGAAGAAATTTCTTGCGGTAGATGTAAAAAAACAATTATTGGTTTCATAGACGATGGAATCACTGAGGGTTTCTTTGACATGACTGACCCTGAATGGAAAGCATTTGCCAACCCGGGGGAAACTTTTGTTTGTAATGAGTGTATAGAAAAAGATGATAGATACATAAAGTATCAACAGGAAGGGGAATAGGATGAGTGAAGAATTGAAATTAACAAAAGAAGAATTCATTAAAGAAATGCAAAAAGACCGGAAAAATGGTTTCAGGTTCTTTTCCAAATTTGAATTAAAAAGAAACATATTTTTACTTCTTTTAGCAGGATTATCTTTAATTCCTGATAAAAGTTCTTTGACAGTTTTATTTGCTATCGGTATTGTTTCTGTTTGTATTATTCTAGCACATATAGTTAGGAAAACTTTATTTCCTTACTTGGATTTTAGGGTGTTATGTGAGTCTGCTGAGAGAGATCCTAATGCCGCTGCAAAAGTAGTAATGTCACTGATATTTTTAATTGCTGTAATCATTTGGGCAGTAATTACTCTGTTAAGGTAAGAGAGGTATGTAATGTCTTGGTATCTATTAATGCTTAGTATTATTACTCAAATTTTGGGAGTTGCTTATTCCTGGAAAGTATTTAGACTAACCCCTTTTATTCTTAGTAAAAGTTCATGGTCTCTTGGGTGGTTAATCTTTATGATTTCCCTATCAGTTATATTTGTTAGGAGAGCATTTTACATGTTTTCTTTTGATGGTTGCCATCTTCCAGACACTTTTTTTGTTATAATGGAGCAAGTTTTGACACTCATTGTAACAACTGGTCTTCTCTTATTTTCTTATATTATGCATAATTTCTTCAAGAGACATAAAATTTTATAGAACATGAGAAATTTATGGCTGCACCAGTGCTTGATAGTGGTATTTTCCATTTTAACGTAAATTTTGTTATGGCAACTGCTGCCCTATTTATAAGTGTATTGAATGCTTTATGGGACAGAATCAGGTTAGAGCATAGAATAACAAAGATGGAGACTATGTGGGAAATTTATTTGAAAAACATGACTGAAGATGCTATTCATATAACAAAACATCCAGACAGGAAAAGAAAAGATGAGTTAATAGACAAAGGGATACGAAACCTAACCAATGCAGAACTTGAAGAGTTTCATGCCTTCCTTGTTGGGGATATATCTAAACTCAAGAAATTGGAAGATCCATTAATCCCTGGATACGCCGTAAGTAAGGCTATGGTAGAAATTGAGCAATTCAGGAGGGATTATCCACCCCGAAAAAGTTTTTTAAGCATGGTATTAAATTTTATTCTTGGTAAAAATCCATGTAAGGATGCCTGTAAAAAGGCATGTTTAGAGAAAAAGTTAGGGATGAAATAAGGGACAAAGATAGGGATAAGGTAGAAAGTAAAGCAAATTTCAGTGGTAAGACTTAAACGCTTCATAATTGTCCTGATAATTGCCTTTTCTTGCCTGTTTATCATTGGAATCCTTAAAGAAGTTTATGGGAATACCTATAAGCAGGGATCTAAGGGAATTGAGGTAGGACAGATACAAAGCCGGTTGAAAGCTCTTGGATACCCAATTGGATACCCAATTGAAGTAGATAACTCATTTGGGGCTAAAACAGAGGCTATAGTGAGGCAATTCCAGAGGGATAAAGGGGTTCCTGCCGATGGTGCGGTTGGTCCAGCTACCTGGATGCTTCTGTTTGGAAAACCCCAAGAAATTCCATTACCTAAAAGGGCTCAGGAATATTTACCCTCTTTAAAGGGCGAAATTAAGGATATTTGGCCAGATATGCCAATGAAATCAACTACTGGGGGCCAGGTTGAGCAAGAAACATGCCCTTCCTTGAATAGTTCCGAATGCTGGAATCCTCATGCTGAATTAAAGACCTCAAGGGAATATGGGTTTGGCCTTGGTCAAATCACTATTGCTTATGACTCTCAAGGTAAGGAAAGGTTTAATAATTTTAAATGGGCTGTTTCCCTGGATCAGAAACTAAAGTCTTGGAAGTATGAAGATCGGTATAATGCCGAATATCAGCTTAGGGCTTTGATTCGATTTGACCAATTGTACTGGAGAGGGGTTACGTGGGCTACCGATGACCTAAACCATTGGGCTTTTACCTTGGCATCCTATAATGGGGGGGAAGGTGGTATTAGGAATGATCGACAACTCTGTAAAAGTCAAGGTGGCGATTATAACAATTGGTTTGGTAATTCAGGAGTTTCTAAATACAGTTGGAAGAGTAAGATTAAAATTTCTGGTTATGGGGATAGCTTTTTTAACATCAACCGATCATATGTAACAAATATTCTCATGATGAGAAGACAAAAATATATTCCTAGTTTAGAAAATTGATAACCTCCGCTTAGGTAAACTGCTTGATAGCTCTTTCCCCGGAACTATCGGCACCCTCCTTCCTCCTAAGTGGAGGTTCTTTTTTTAAATGACTTGCTGCTTGTATAATCCATTCAATAAATTTTTCAAATCCCAAATTTTTGATTTATTAAATCAAAAGATTTATATTTACCTATTCTTTTCATTTTTTTCCTGTCTTATTCTAACCATTTTTCTTTTTCCTCATCGTCCTTTCCATGAATTTATCCTGTTTACATTCATTCCACTCTTCTGATAGTCCGTAACTCTCAATAAATTGGTTTGCATCTATAAGCATATCAGTGGTTTCTTCTAAATCCTTGGATAGCTCACGTATTTCCTCAGGAGTAAGTGTCTCTTCAACTTTCTTTTTTGTCTTACTCATCAATCCTCCTCAGTAAAATAGGCTTGCTGTTCTCTCTCTGCAGTAAAGACAGGTTGATTTTCCCCCATCCATTTGTGGATGTTTAGGATAATTACACTTTGTACATTTGAATTCCTTTTCCCGTTTTGTCCTATCATTCTTATGTCTTATCCTTTCACTATCCCTATGCCTTCTGCAGAAGCGATAGCCAGGGTCAGCGGGGGAAGAACAGGCAACACACAACCCCAATCTTATATGCCTTTCACGAACGGAATTTAATTCTTTTTTGTGTTCCTGGTAGTATTTTCTACTACGGGAATTACACTCTTCTTTGTGTTCCTGATAATATTCTTTACTACCCATTACTGATCTTTCTTTACCTTAATGCCTTTATTATTACATTTTTGGGGGATAAGATACTATTATCCACTACTAAGGTAGAATTTTCCAGTTCCTGCATGAGATCCCAGCAAAACAGGAGGTAATGGCCAAGCCTCTTCTCAATCTCCTCAGGATACTTACGTTCCAGTCTTGCCAGACAGCAGGGCATGAGGACAAGGGCTTTTGCATCTGTCATCTTGTAGATTTCGATGATCCTTTTGGCCAGATTTCCACAGGCATGAACAGAGATTATGATGGTATTGTTATTCACGTAATGTTTTATTTCATCTTGGT